TCGCCACCGATCTGGCGCCCACCAACGAAGCCACCGGCGCGCCTTATTTCACGATCCGCAGCAACGGCTGGAGCAGCGGCTGGGTAAGCGGCAATACCCTGCGTTTCAATACGGACGGCGGACAGGCACCGTTCTGGGTAGCGCGCACGATTGTTGCGGGCCGCGCCACCAAAGAAGAAGACCAATTCGCAACACAGAACCGAGGGGATGCTGACTAATGGCCGCACCTACACCGTCAAATATCGCATTGCTTATGCCGTTCGCAGGTATCAACGGCGACGGACTAACTCAGGATTACTCGGCGACTCCGATATCGGCCTCAAAGTTCGGCGTTCCCCGATTATCAGGTGCGCAGAAACGCGGAAAATACGAGAATTGCGGCGAGTTTTCGACTAACAACTTCGTCATAACTGACAGCATCCCGGCGCTCGACTTCTCCGGCCAATGGGTAGCGGAAGTATTTATATTCCTTCCACATGCAGTTCTGAGCGGAGGTTCCAGCTACCGGCCACTTTTTTCAGCAATGGACAAAAACTCGAACACCGACCGCCTACAGTTTTTTCTCGGTGATTCGATCATTCCTGACTATCCCGACATTGTTTGCTGGTCAGACAGTATCGGCCACCTGCTAGTTAATGCCGCCAAATTTACAGAAGAATACTGCGACAAATGGACCCACATAGCGTTTCAGCGTGACCAGAATGGGTATGTCACACTTTTTCTTGATGGGGCATATATTGCGACTGGAACAAACACAGCAGCGCCATCATTCCGAGACTTCATTACGTTTAACGTCAACAGATCCGGAAACGAAATCATCAGCACTCCTGTAATGTACCTTTCGGATGCCCGGATAACATGCGGCGAAGCCTTCTACCCTAACGCTGGGTTCATACCCGGCAAGGACGGATTTCTCGGTGACATGATCCAAACCCAAGGTCAAGCCTCCAAGGTTTCCGGCATCGTCCAGATCGACGGCACCCCAGCCCAGCGCACCGTGCGCGCCTTCGGATATGACCCGACCACGCACGCCCTGGACGGCAGCACCGTCAACTTGAGCAAAAGCTTGGGCCACGCCACCAGCGATCCGGAAACCGGCGACTACACCATCGACCTGCTGGCGGGATATGGGCAAGAGATATTTGTGGTGGCTTTCGATGACTACGGCGCACCATTTACCCCCGAAGCAAACCTGGCCGCGGGCGCCCGCATACACCCCACCACCCCCAACGGGCATGTCTGGGAAACAACCGGGGCTGGAGCACTGCCAGTCGATGAGCCGACCTGGGTAGTGGACACAGAAACCAGTCAGCTATATGGCACAGCTAGCATGATAGCGCGGCCGTTTTATAGGCCGATGGTTCACGGGCCGATAATGCCCGAAGTAACCACCCCCGACCCAGCACCGTGACCTACGTCCCCGAAACCAACCCGCTGGCGGTCGTCCTTGACCTTGGGGCACCGTACAGCGTCCCCGAAACCAACCCGCTGGCGCTGGACTTCGACCTGGCCGCAGCGGGCGCGGGCTTCGTTTACCGCAAGCCCCCGCTGGCCGTCGGCTACCGATACCAGAGCGCCCAGGCATCTAGGCAGGCAGCAGCAACACGCCGTCAGCACTTCGACCAGGGCAGGCCAGAGGACGGCAGCGGGCGCGCACACAGGACGGACCAGGCGCGCGTGGTCTGGCTGGCATCCAGAGCCATGCTATGGGACCGGGTACCGCCCAAAGACCAGGGGGAAAACCCATTCAGCGGCAACGAGGCCCGCCCGCTCTCATTGAGCGCAGAGCAGGCCCGCTGGGAGCAGTTCAAGCCAAAGGACGACCGCACAGGCGAAGGCGATCAAGCCTGGGACGTGCAGCGGCCGAAAGACCGCGGCGTTATACAGCCATCAAACGACCCAAAAGACCACAACCAGCGCAGCGAATACAGAGCATCAGACAGCATCCTGAACTGGCAGCCGCCGCCACTGCTAGAAGTAGAGGTGGAACCGGACGGAACCCTGAACCTGCGGTTTTCACCATACACACCACCGGGCAGCCAGGTTGTGGGTTTTGAGCTGGTACCGGCGGCCCTGCTGATCGAGATAGAGCCGCCGACCCGAAGCGTGGACGCACAACAGAGTGCACCGGGATGGTCGCTGAAACAGGCGCTGGACGGCCGCACCATCCACCCTTGGGACAGAAAGCCCCGGCTGGGCACCGAGGTGGAGTTCCCCAGCGCCGCAGAGCCCAACCTGCCCGACCTGCCGCCACCGCCGCCAGATCCCGAAATCAAAAGGACGTACCGAATCATGAACGCCAGCAGCCTGATCGAAGTCACCACCGGCACACCGCTGGAGTTCAAAGACCTGAACATAGGCCTGGACGCCGACAGTTTCGCATGGACGATGAGCGCCACCATTTTAAACCGCGCCAGCATGGACCAGATCCGCCCCACCGCCGGCGGACCGGCAGAAGTCACGGCAACCATCAACGGCCACCAGTGGCGCTTCGTGATCGAGAGCTACAGCCTGGACCGGCGCTTTGCCAAAGAAACCTACACTGTGAAGGGCGCATCGCGCACACAACTGCTGGCGGCCCCGTATGCCCCCAAGCGAACCGGGCGGATCACCAGCCAAACGAACAGCACCCAGGCCATGAACGATCAGCTGCAGTTCACCGGATTCACCATTGCCCGGCAACAAGGGCTGAGCGATTACCCGATACCAGCGGGCGCCTGGGGATGGGACAACAAAACCGCCATGGAAGTGATCGCGGAGCTGGCCGCAGCGCAGGGCGCCATCGTTGTTCCTGACCGCGAGCAAGACGTGCTGCACATTCGGCACCGCTACAAAATGACCGGCCCCTGGAAGTACGCAGAGCAGCCCGCCGGATTTGTGGATGCAGTGATTGCCGACGCCATGACCATCGGCTACTCCAGCCAATGGGAGCCGCAGCCTGAATACAACGCCGTGTTTGTTTCAGGCGTCACACAGGGCGTGGCCATCGAGGTGATCCGGCAAGGCACCGCAGGCGACAAAGCAGCGCCCGACGTATTCGGCGACCTGAACGTGGACGCCTACCAATGCCGGGATCGCGGACTGACCACCATCGCCGCCGGCGGCAACCAGGAGATTGTGACCGTGGAAACCGTGCTACCCACTAGCGGAAGCCCGGGCCTGATCGAGCCGGCGATGGTTGTCGAGTTCAGGGATACCCAGAACGCGGCCAACACCTGGCGCGGAAACGTCCTGGGCGTTAGCATTGCAGTGGGCCAACCCGGAACCGGCCGCGTTACCCAAACAGTCAAGATCGAGAGGCACCACTACTAATGGCCACCGTGAACCCCTGGACACGATTTCAGCGATTAATGCCCCGTGCGGGCCGGTACACCGTCACCATCAGCCAAGTGAACAGCGACGGCACCAGCTTAGCCACCCGACGGGACGGGCAAACCGTGAGGCTCAAGGGCGGGCTGGTGGCCGCCGGCGGGAAAGCATGGGTAGACGGCGAACAGATTATCGGCGAAGCGCCGAACTTGCCGAGCGGAACGCAGTATGTGTGATTACTGCTCCAACAGCCGGCGGCGATCCTCCCGCAACCGGTCCATATCCCTGTCGATTTGAGTCACTTCGGACTGATACTGCTGCTGTTTCAGCGAGGCTTCCTGCGCCAAGCTATTTTCCCATGTAGCCCCGGCCAGGTTGTTGTTGGCTCTGGACTTATCAGACTCCCATTCTGCCATGTCCGCATCTAGCTGCCGCTTTGCGCGCTTCTGCTGCAGCTGAAGCTGTCGAATACTGGTATCAATCCGGTGCACCGCGCTCTTTACCTCGCGCCTCTCCAAAAAATCACGGCTACCCTCAGTAACCATAGACCCACCCAGCGGCGGCGCTGCTTTGTGGTCCAGCTTCACAGCGTCGTCCCCGCATGGCTGGCCAGAGAAAACTGTTTGCCCGTTATCGCCAGTGCACTGGTATACAGCGGCGGTGCTGGTGGTAGAAAGTGATAGCAGGACAGAGAGCA